GTCTCATAAAGTTATTGTCTACGGACTGGATTTGAGCCTTTGCTTGCTGGGCGTAATAGTCATCACGCTGCTTCATTAGCTCTTCCGGTGCCTTACACAACAACAAACCACCGATTTCGATGTTCCCTTTAAATTTGGAATTCGGATCGGCGTGGTGCATCAGTTCCGGATGATCTTCAGCCTTCACAGGCTCCCAACCTTCACGAAACTTTGCGGAGGTATTTGATGGGTCAGCAGTACCCATGATACTGGTCCGGATATATCGAAAGACCCAACCCGGCTGCGGATTTGGTGCCGGTAGCGTCTGAGGCGGGGTCCAAGTTTTATTGCGCTGCGCGGATTCTCGACTTTCGAGTTCACGTGCGAGTCTGTTTTCAGCCATTTTAGTTAGCCTCCAATTTCATCAATTCACGGGCATATTGCTCATTACTCAGTCCCAGCTTTTTGGCTAGGGCTACTTGAGTCGGCGTCAAGCGAACCTGACGTGGCGCGGATGACCGTGTGACGGGTGCAACCACATTGGCTGGTTTTGTGCGAGCAGGCTTTTCAGCCTCCTTCGTTTGAGTCCGCTCTTCCTCAGCATCTTCAAATGCCTCTGGAAATCGCTTCCTCATCGTCGTGTTAACTCGGTCGTAATAATCGTCGCTACGCGGATCGACTCCAGACCGGACCAATTTTTCGTGCAGTCCCAAAGCGAGGGCGGTCATCTCCTCGTCTGTGCCAAACCACGGATTTTTCTCCTTCCACGCCTCGGCTTTTGGGTCGATGGTGGGCTGAGGTGCCGGGGGCACTTGGTACTGTTCGGTTTGTTGTACTCCCGATTCTTCGTCTTGTAAAGAGGGTCGGAAGTTCTCGTACTGTTTAATTTTAAACTTAGCTTCAGTCAGGGCTTCTTGGGCGTCGGTAATCTTCTCCGCATCCCCAGCCTCGTACGCCTGCTTCAAGCGTTCCTTGGCTACAGCCAGATCATTACTGGCAGCCTTGGTGACTTCTTGGAAGTACGCCTTTTCCCCGTTACCGAGGCGCTGCTTTAACTGACGAATCTCCTGTTCCCGCAACTGGGCAAACCGGAATGCCTCCTCGCGCTCCCGTAGGGCGCGTTCTTTCTCACGACGCTCGTCGTGCCAGACCTTCTTCATCTGGGATAGGCGCTTCTTGACCTTCTCGGAGTACTCCTCAAGGTCGTCATTATCAAGCTCGTTAACTACCTCTTTGGGTAGCGGCTTGCGGCCTCGGTCCTCTGGTGGGGTATCGTCCTCGACCTGAATCTCAAGTTCAGGCTCCTTTTCAACCGGTGTCTCCTGCGCTACTTCGTCAGGAAACTTAAATTCTTCATTCGCCATACATGTTTCTCCTTATGCGCGACGGATACCACGGGGGTCATCGACCACCGCTTCTACCGTGTCGTCGTTGATGATGCGGAACTCACGACCGTGGATAACCACGCGAGTACCGGAATACGGACGGGTGAGGACAAAATCGCCTTCCTTACACCACGGCCCAGTGGGGAACCGAGCCTCGTCCTTGTAGCAAAGATCGCCCAGCTTGATGACAAACAGGACCACGGTGGTCTGCTCTTCAACTCGCTTGGTGTCGTCTGCTTTGATGATGCCGCCGTCAAACTCCTCTTCTACGTGCGGAACTGCACACAGGATTCGGTAGCCACGGGGTTCTGGCAGGAGCTTGGCTTTTGCGGCCTCTTCCTGAGTCTTCTCTACGTCAATACTGCTCATTCTTCGTCCATCCTCTTTGCAAGGTCTTTGATATAGCCAGTTGCGAGGTCGAGACCCTGTAACGCCCCACATAGCCTTTTGTACTCACCCTCATCCAATTTGCCTTGGATCAGGCTTTCCACGATCAGCGTGCGCTCCTCCTTGAGTTTTGATTCAAGGTATTCCAGAGCGTTTGAATAGCTCACAAATTACTCCTCTGTTTGCGGTTGATTTCTCCGATTCTGTTCCATCTGGGCACGCTGCATTGCTGTAGCGTCCTGCGCCTTGCCAATTTCCAGTCCGAGTCGAACCCCTTCCATCTGCTGCTTGGCAGACAGAGCGGCCTTGTCTTTCTGGATATCCACGCCAAGCCGTGCGGCTTCAAGCTGCTGACGGCCAGAGATTTCGGCTTTGCGAAGTTCCAACTCGTCGGCTTTGGCAGCAGCATCCATGATGTCTTTCTGCTGTTTGCGCTGGATTTCGGCTTGCTGCATCTGGGCTTCGATCTGCATCTGCTGCGCTTTCGTTTGCGCCTGAAGCTGCTTGATCTGCAAGTCCATCATCTGCATTTGTACCAGCGGGTCTTGTGCTTGCTGCTGAGCCTGCTGCGCTTGCATCTCGGCTTGGTCCTTCTGGAGGACTCGTGCGGCAGCGGCTGCCACAAGCGGAGATAGCTGCGCCTCAAATTCAGGCGGCAATTCGTACTCCTCGCCATTGTCGGGTAGCGGAGGTAGTGCTGCGCCGAGTTGCTTCTCGATGTCTCGGCGATACTGGAACGCAATGTGTTCCATGATGTGCGCTTGCAAAGCAGCGGTGATCTGCTGAGCCAGCGGGTTCTGTCCAATGACTTGCGCCATTTTGGGATCTTGTCCCATAGCCATGTGCACTTGAATGTGTGCTTCGTGATCTTGGTAGATGAACGCTTTGACCGGCTTACCCGTCATCACATCCATGTTTTCGGTGATGGGATCACGCGGCTTCATGTTGGCAGGGTCAGGTATGATCTTCTCAGCGTTCTTCACGCCCAACGTCTCGATCATCTGACGATGCAGATATGGAAGGTCATAAAGCTGCGGAGCCGTTTGCGAAAGCTGGAGTACAGCTTGGTACTGCACAACCTTCTGCGACATCGTTGACGCATTCGGATCACTGACCGGAATGACATCTACATCGTCATAGTCAGCCTTCTTCGCTTTGCGATCACCGATCTCAGGCTCGTAGCTGTACTCGTCAGGAGTGTTGTCTCGGATGATGCCCGCGAGGAGCTTGAACTCCTGCTTCATCGCGTAGTACACGCGAGCCTGCACCGCAGTCATAACCTTGAGCACGCGCTCCAACACGGCAAGCGTCGTACCGACCGGAGCCTGCGACGACATGTCCGAGATCTTCAGGTCCGACACAGCAGCAAAGCGACGACCTTCCTCGACCACCTTGTCCATCAAGCCCGCAAGAGTCTGCGAAGGTTCTTTGTATGGCAGGGGCAGGATGTTGTCGCGGATCGCGCCAGACGGAATATCTACGTCTCGGAACTCACCCGGAGCAATGGGAGTATCGTCTCCCTTAATCCTGAGTCCACGAGATTTGAGACCTCCCGGTAGGTTAGACAGGGTTCCGGCGTCAATGAGTTGACGAAGTAGCGAGGTGGCAGCCTTACTGTGCCCCCCGATGAGGTGGATGAGACCGAAGTAGTAAAATCCAAATCCCGGTATGTATCCGTAGTGGACAAAGTGTTGTCGCCGCGCCTTGAGTTTGTCATCTTCCCTCCAGTTACGCCGAATAGCGAGAACGGTACCGGTGCCTTTCTCGATGGTTACTACGTATGGAAGAGCTATCCCAGTCTCATGGTTGTCTTTGTCAACGTCCGGGTACCCCGGCAGATCGATGTTGACGTGCATCTCAAGCAATTGGAACCGGTCGTCCATGCTCGCTGAGAAGCCCTGATCCTCGGCCTTCTGCTTCTCCACCTCGTCCATGACGCGCATGGGTTCACCCAAGTCCACGTCACGATAAAACCCTGCGTACTGAAGCTTCTTTAACTCGTTCTTGGTCTTACGCATCCGGTGCGTAACACGCTCAGCCGTCTCTAAGTTAGCCGCGCCATACGGCACGATGATGTCTTCGGCTGGGATATAAATGGCAGTCTGCCGATCCAACGACGGATCGAAGTACACCTTTTTGAACGCATTACCCGCCAGAGCCAGCGAGAGCAGGAGCCGCTCATGTTCCGGGCGATACTCCTTCATGATCTCGGTCAACTGATAATTCATATCATCAGCAACACGGATCGCAGCGTCCTTCTTCTCCGGGGTCTCCTTACCCACGATCTTGGTCTTGACCGGACCCATCGCCGGGAAGGTCTCCATGATCGTCTCAGACTGGAACTTGACCGCGCTCTCCATGAGCAAGGGGTGAAACACACCACAGGCACCGGGCCACGGCTCGGTTCTTTCCTCGTACCGGATACCGAGGATCTTCAAACCTTTAACGTACGCGTCCAACCAGTCTTTGCGGCTGGAAAGATCTTGTTCGTAGTTACCGATGAGTTCTCCAGCTAGCGACTGAAGCTCGTTCTCATCCATGAAATCGGCAAGGTTGGCATCAAAATCCTCAGCACGAGGTTCGGCTTTGGACATTTCGATCATTAAACCATCCATGCCGATGGCTACACTCTCCGGGTCCTCGATCATGATCTCAATCGGCGCTTCTTCAGCAGCGAGAGATTCCAAACCCATCGGAGCCTGCATTAAACTTTTATCGACGGCCATCTAAATTCTCCTAGTAATAGCCTTCGCTCTTGCGCTTGAAGTAACGCTCAGGTTCCGGCTCATCGCTAGCCAAACGTAAAAACCCACCCTGTCTGTACCGTAGCAGGGCTTGAGTCATAGAGTCTACCAAGTCATCGTGTTCGCCTGACGGGAAACTTGCCACTTCTTCGACCAACTCTTCGGCCCAGTGGGTGTTGGGTACCCATACCCTACCCGATGCAAATATGTCCGCCACGGCGTTTAATCGTGCAATCTTGTCGTTGCCCTTGCTAGGAGTGAACTCCTGCACCGGAATACCCATAGCACGTAACTCAAATATCAGAGGACTACCGGCTGCCTTGGCTTCGACGATCAAACTGTCCGGATTCCAGTATTTATATTCCTCAAACGCCCGTTCTTTAAGTTCCGGAAACTCCATTCGGTCCTTGAAAGCGTTCAATAGGATAATGTTCGACTGCAATTTACCCGTATCGTCCGGGTGTTCGAAGATTCCCCACGTCGTACAGGCTGAATAGTCCGAACGTTGTGTTTTGAGGAACGCGGTATCCCAAGATTGGATGGAATAACTGCAAAATGGCGGGTTATCTTTCTCCCAAACCCTCCACCACTCACGTTTAATGATGGCCGATACGTCAGAAGTCGGTTGCTGTTGGTACTGAGCCATCCATTTGCCGTTCGGAAGCTCCTGACGAAGGGCTTCAAGCTCTTCGATCTTCCAAAACTGGGGCCAAAGGGAGTTTCCAGAGGGCAAAATGGCCGGAAATTCGATAACTTCCCATTCTTCACCGCTGCGCTGAGCCGCAGCCTTCAAAACTTGGCCTGTCAGGTCTTTTTTAGACCATCTCGTCATGACTATGACGATGGCTCCGCCCGGTTGCAGACGCTGCCGGGGTCCCGACGTGTACCATTCGTAGGTTTTGTCGTAAATATCCGAGTTTGTCTCGGCTAATGTGGCTTCTTGTTCCGAGTGAGGGTCGTCAATAATGAGGAGATCCGCGCCTTTACCCGTGACCGCGCCACCAATACCAATCGCAAAGTATTCTCCAGCATAGTTAGTTGCCCACCGGCCAGCAGCTTTAGAGTCAGCTTGTAGTGCAACTTGCGGAAAGATGTCTTTATACCGGTCAGAATCGACAAGGTTACGTACCTTTCGACCAAATCCCACTGCAAGTTCTGCCGTGTGGGACGTTTGAATGATCTTCTTGTCCGGAAATCTACCTAGAAACCAGCTAGGTAACAGGTACGAAGCAAACTCTGACTTCGTATGACGAGGCGGCATGTTAATAATCAGGCGTTTTGTCTTGCCTTCTGCCACTCGTTCAAAAGCCTGCGCCATCTTCTCGTGGTGCCGACCGTTAATGAAGTTAGGCCACACGTATTTAACGTAGGCCATGAAGTCGTTTTTGGCTTTTTCCTGCGTTCCAACCTTCCTTGCCTCAGCAAGGAGTTGCCCCACCTTCTGCTGTAGCTCGGGTGGCATAGTCGGAAGCTTAGCTTCCAGATCAAGCAGCAGCTTCGGATCCACTTCCGGTACCTAGTTCTTCGTCCAGATCAATCTCAGCAAGGCTTACTGGCTTGGATTCGGTAACGTCAGTGTATTCACCTTCGTACAGTTCCAGCGTTTTACGCAGTTCTGTCTCAATATCTTTAACCGTGCGGTGAGTCACGGTCACATCAATGCGGTCTGAAAAGAGTCCAACACCGTTAATTTTGCCCAGCATTTCCAAGGCTTTTAGTCGGACCTTGGGATCTGGATCTTGTGTCTCCAGAACAAACTTGTTCGTCACGTAGTTACGCAGTCTGCGATGTACGTCCAGCACTTCCTTGTCGTATTCGGACAGGATGGCATTTAGATGTTTGACGGATGCCGGGGTTACATTCTTGGGTGACGGGATACTTTCTTCCAACATCATCCCGTGAGACTGGATGCGGTCATCGTCCGTAACCTCAACATCCAACCCGTTGCGTTCCAACTCCTCGACCGTGTTCAGCATGGCCTCGGCTTTTGCACGAAAGTTGTCTAGCTCTTCCGGCGTGGTGTCGAAAGGAAAAGGAATACCAAGTTCCGGTGTTGCAACAACTGGCATTGCGCGGAGTATACGAACAATCCTAGAAAATACAAATATCTATGCCGGGTGTATGGGACCCAAACAAGTGACGGGGGGTGTTGCTATATGAAGGGGGTGGGGTACGTATCCAGATATTTATACAAATGCGTGGCCTACCGGGAAAAAATAAAACGAAGAATCTAATGAGCGGATTATAGAGTACAGAAGATGCGCGGGACTCCGACGCTGGTTTGGGGGGTCGGGGGGTAGTGGGGTCGCGTCCAGCCCGATTTATAAACACTGTTTACTTATAAATCCTCAAATAGTTGACATTCTCCCCATGATGTGAGACTATATATGCACGGTCGAGCAACGGCCGCAACACGTAAAAACATATTGGAGTGTAACGTCATGATTAACGCGAATATCAAGAAGGCGATTGTTGACGCGATTGGTTGCGAGAACAAAGCCGAGCGCAAGTGGCTCGACGCGGGTGCAGCAGTGCGCGGTGAGTACGCAAGCCGCGAAGCACTCGAAGCGGTTCGGCCGCAATTCCTAGCCGAAGTCATCTATCCCGCGCTAGGCGATGATGCGGTCAAGGTGATCAATGCCGAGTTACCGCGCAAGGGCTCGAAGGACTGGAATGCCGCAAGTGCCGATCAACAGGCCGCATGGGGCGCGATTAACGAGGGTAAGAAAACGGTTCGCGGCAAGGGCTCGGTCTACTTCGGTCGCGTGATGGAGTACGCATTCCCTGAAGATAAGTCTGGCGAACCGCACGCCAAGCGTGATCTGAAAACACGTTTAAACGAAGAACTCGCCGCACTGATCAAAGCATGTCAGAAGGATGAAGGCGCGTCATTCGACATCGGGCCGGTCATCGGCCACCTCGAAGCGGCCCTGAAGCACGTGAACAAGTAACCACCCGCCGAGTGACCCACGCCGCAAGGCGTGGGTTATTTTTGTGCCCGAACTATCATGCCTGTAGCAGCGGATCGCCGCGCATCAAGTTATAAACAGATGTTTATGATTCGCGTGGCTGGTTTTGGTTGTGCTTCAACCGATAACGTGCTCGCACGTTATCGGATTTTCGTAGGCTCCGCAAGGGGTCTGGTGAAAAAAGTACATGCCAAAAATGCTATGCAATTCTGACCATCAGGAGCAGCCAGTGTACTTCGGGAGCAGTATGAGGTACACCAACTAACTGTATGATTTTATTAGAGTTAATAGTCGTTTTTTATATATAGTGCAGAGAAACACTATTTTTTTATACGTCCCCCAAAATGCTCTCTCAACACGTATAAACGCGTTTTATTTTTGTTGGGCATTGTCGATCTGAAGTTGGCTGGCAGGTCAAAAATCACTGCTTTTTCGGCACTGGGTGACATTTATGCCTGTAACTTCTTGACTTTTAAGGCTTTTTTTGATACACTATTTGCTACACCGTTGGGACTGGCTGCACCCGACACTTTGAATATCACAAAGCAGCCTGATTTATAAACACATGTTTATAGGAGTGCATCATGAGCAATGAGTTCTGTTGTGTGGTTTGTGACTCGGCCATCAATCGGCACAGGTACGAACTCGGCTACACAATCTGTATGCCATGCGGCGAGAAGGCCGCGAAGGAGCGACGACACACCATCGTCCCCATGCACAAAAGCAACTACATCGTGGTGACGAACCGCGAGGACTTGAAAGGCATCAACAACAAGGGAGGCTTCTACAGATGACCAAGCCAATCAAACTCCCACCCCGAACCAAACTGTACGGCTACGACTACAACAAGAACCAAACCCTGCACATGACCGGCAAGGAGTGGCACGTCTACGCCAAGCGCGATGCGTTCAAGCATCCGTACGACCGTGACGCACGAGACACAGCATGGAGCGGTACGGGTATCGAAGTTTGGCTAGACGGTGCGACGTTGGATAAGTCCTACCCGCACAAATAAATTCATAAACAGATGTTTATACAAGCGTCTTTCGTGGGGGGATACCTACGAAAGGTAAAAAACAAATATAGGAGAACAGAGATGCAAACCTTCCTACCGTATCCGTCCTACGAGCAGTCTGCGCGGGTACTGGATTACCGGAGACTCGGCAAGCAGCGAGTCGAGACAAAGCAAATTCTACTTGCCATGAGCAAGACGACAGGCGGGTGGCGTAACCATCCTGCGACGAAGATGTGGCGTGGCTACGAGATTGAGTTGGCTCTGTACGGAGCGGCGATGTGTTCGGAGTGGAAAGCCAGAGGGTACAACGACAGTCTGCATGACTTTTTTCTACTCGCGGCGAGCGAATACATGGCAGATGGACGACGGGCAGCACCGCCACCGTGGATAGGCGACGAGTCAATCCATGCGTCACACCGATCCAATCTGCTACGGAAAGACCCTGTGTTCTATGGGCAGTTCGGGTGGACTGAATCGCCTGATATGCCGTACGTGTGGCCGGTTGAGTAAGTGATTTATAAACACATGTTTATAGGAGTGCAAATATGACTAACGAGATCTGGAACATCGAAGGTGAAGGCGAGGCTCGGTACGAGCCTGACGAGATCGACATTCTCGAAGAACTGTACACGCAAGAGCGTTTGGCAAATGACTACTTAATTGAACAATTGAAAATGCTTTCAACAGCAGAACCGCGTGAAGCGTTGGACGGTATCAGAAACATATTGGAGCAAGGCTTTATCTACTTTGGCGAACAGCGACCGTGGGATAGACCCGCCTTGCAGACACTCATTGGACAGAATCAACAACTAGATTTATTCGAGGAGACAGTGCAATGAATCCGTATTACCAACAGACGAAGGAACACTACGAGAACACAAAGCCGATTCGAGGTCGGGCGGTGGAGATTCGCCCTGCCTTCAAGCGTCGGCGCGATTGGGAACAGATCACAAACCCTGCACCGGATACGTATGCGTTCAGGCTGTACCACACCGACTGCGTGATCCACACACCAGAGAGAACCGTACTGACCTACGGTGAGTGGCCGACCACAACTACGGCGAGGTTCATCAGTGCTTTCATGCCGTCTGTGCCATGCGGTAAGCGGTACAACGCGCTGTGGACATCGTTCTGGCACAACAACAAGTTGGGTTGGTATCCGATTAGTAAACAACTGTTTATAGATTACGACGCCGAGGGCAACAAAATCCCACGCATCGAGCCCGTACCAGTACGGGTAGTGGATCGCAAACGGGCGAAGGAATTACGGAAGCGATTGATCCCGTTCATCAACTACGGCGTGACCATGCTGAAGTTATCGGATGGGTGGATCACACGTAAGTTTGTCGAAGAGACACGGCAACGTGTATTCGAGAAGTGGCCGAGCGTCTTGCGTGAGAAGTTGAACTTCAACAACTTCATAGATACACCCGAGGACTTGCTGCCGTATTACATGTACGAGATGGCGACACTATCCACGCCGGTATCGTTCCGTAAGTCTGTCTCTGATCCGTTCGAGTTGGACAGACAGTATTCGCCTGAATCGTTCAAGCGTCAGGTGTATGCGCTGCATGACAAGCAGGAACCCGAGGTGTATCGGATCGGATACAGGCTACCCGATGGGAATTTATTTACGAACGTGGTCGTGTGAATGATAAACACATGTTTACAAAACATTGACTTTGACCCTGCAATCAAATATAATATATCCAACAGTTAGATAAACAACAACGGAGTGCATCATGAGTTTGATCAATTTTGGTAAGACGATTTCGTTGAATGACTTTGCCCATGCCGTAGTCGAGTGCGGTCATGAGGTGACTCTGGTAGGCGAAGGCGAGATGGGTATTGGCAAGTCAGCCATGCTCAAAGAGATAGCCAAGCGGCTACCGACACATCTCCCTGCGTATATCGACTGCACATTGCTAGACCTAGGTGACTTTGCTCTGCCGTATACGGTCGAGGAGAACGGGATGCGGGTGACTAAGTTTGCACCCAATGCGCGGTTCAGATTCCACGAGGGTAAGCCCGTCATCATCATGCTCGATGAGATTGGCAAGGCGATGGGTGCGGTCAAGAACGTGCTTATGACCCTGATGAACGAGGGGCGTGTCGGTGATCAGTTTGTGCCAGAAGGTAGCCGTATCTTTGCGACCACTAACCTAGGCATGGAGAACTTGGGCGACTTGCTGCAACCACACCAACGGAATCGTATCTGTTCGGTGCGTATCCGTAAGCCCGAGGCCGAGGAGTGGATCGAGAACTATGCGCTGAGCAATGATATTGCACCCGAGGTCATCACATGGGTAAAGCAGTTTCCACAATGCCTTGCAGCCGGTGATGATCCAGCCCAACGGGAGAATCCGTACATCAATGTGATCGGTCAGACCAAGACAGGCGCGGTCGTTACGCCACGTAGTCTGGAGAAGGCAAGCCACATCGCCAAGCGTCGAGCCGTATTGGGTGATGAACTCACCATCAGTATGTTGATCGGTGTGATCGGTGAATCTGCTGCGCGGGATATGCAAGCGTTCTTCACGGTGGTGGACAAGTTGCCAACGTGGGATGCCATCATCGCAAGCCCGAGTACAGCGAAGTTACCGGATGACACTATCGCTCGATGTATCTGTGTGTTCGGTGCAATCAGCCGAGTGCAGAAGGATACGTTGTCGAAGTGGATGACGTACGTACAACGTATGGACAAGGAGTGGCAAGCCCTGTTTGCCAAGTCTGTGATGAAGTCTGACAAGCAATCGTTCTGTGTGACCAACAAGGACTTCAAGGACTGGGCGTTGGCAAATGAGTGGTTGTTCTAATAAACATCTGTTTACAAATGGGAGTGCATCATGGCGAAACTAACCGCTGAACAGCGTGTGCAACGAGCGCACGTTGCGTTGATGAACGATCCGAAATACTGCCTGTTCTCTGGCGTGTTCATGATCGGCAAGACCGAGGTGGTCGATAACGTGGCTACTGCCTGTACCAATGGGCGCGACGTTAAGTATGGCCGCAAGTTTGTGGACAAACTCACTGAGCAGGAGTTGCGTGGTCTGATCCTGCACGAGAACAAACACAAAGCGTTCCGTCATCTGGAGATTTGGAAGCCACTGTGGAAGGAGAACCCGCGCCTTGCAAACATGGCGTGTGACTACGTGATCAACCTGATGATCTACGACTCCGATGTGGAAGGTAAGTTTGTGAAGTTGCCCGAGGGTGGGTGCTTTGACGAGCGGTTCCGTGGCATGGATGCAAACACTGTTTACAAAATCCTGAAGCAAGAACAGGAGAAGGGTAACGGTGGTGACGAGAATGAAGATGGTGAGAGCGGTCAAGGCGGTGGCCTAGACGACCACGACTGGGAGTCTGGTGAACAGATGAGCAAGGAAGAGAAGGAGACTCTGGTGCGTGACGTTGACCAAGCGTTACGTCAGGGTGCGATTCTCGCTGGCAAGATGAAGGGTAACGTGCCACGTGAAGTGACCGATGCGCTGACTCCGAAGGTGGACTGGCGCGAGGTGCTGCGTGAGTTCGTCAAGTCTGTGTGTGCGGATCGTGATGAGAGCACATGGAGGCGGCCCGCACGTAGGTGGATAGGCCAAGATATTTATATGCCATCCAGTATCAGTACGGCGATCGGTCGTATCACGGTGGCTATCGATACGTCAGGCTCCATCGACGGTGAGCAGATCGGTCAGTTCTTGGGTGAGTTGAAGGCTATCTGCGATACGGTCAAGCCCGAGGGTATTGATCTGTTGTATTGGGATACGGCTGTGTGTCAGCACGAGAAGTATGACCGTGGTGCCTTTGATCAAATCCTGCGTAGCACCAAGCCACGTGGAGGTGGTGGGACTGATCCGCGTTGCATCACCGAGTACATGAAGGCCAAGAACATGAAGGCCGAGTGCGCGGTTGTGTTGACCGATGGGTATGTGGGTACGTGGGGTAACGGGTGGCCGTGTCCTGTGCTGTGGGGTATCACTACGGTGGGCATCACGGCTGCTGTTGGTAAGTCAGTAACGATTCAATAAACACTGTTTATAAATAGGAGAGTGCAATCATGATTCAAGATAGTGCTGTTTTGGTTGACCTGAACATCTCTGTGTGGACTGGTCGCAAGTTGGACAAGCGTGTGTCTGAACAAGTGGATGCGTCGAACAACACAAAGACCCGCGCAGGCAACTACCACAAGAAACTACTCGCCGGTACGGAGGCATTGGACGCGCTTCATGCGGCGGCTAACTTGCTGCGTCAGTATCACTACGAGAACACGTTACCGTGGAGCGATAGCGGTACACGACTGCTGCCGATGAGTAACTTCTTTGATTACAAGGCGGGACTCGCTGACTTCCAAGCCAACTTCAACGGTGCGCTTGAGGATTTCGTCAGTCAGTACGACGACCTTGTGAGTGCGGCGGCGTTCACGTTGGGTGATCTGTTTAATCCGAATGATTATCCGAGTGCTGAACAGGTGCGTAGCAAGAACTCTATACGTGTTGTGTTCAGCCCTGTGCCTAACGCAGGTGACTTCCGTGTGGATATTCCGAACGAGTACCGTGAGGAACTCCAGAAGATTTCCGACGAGCGTATCAATGCGGCGATGAAGGACGCATGGGATCGGCTGCATGACTGCCTGAAACATATGTCCGAGAAGTTGGCGGGTGAGCAGAAGCAAGTGTTCCGTGACACGTTGGTAACTAACGCGCTTGATCTGTGCGTCATGCTGACGAGACTCAATGTGACTAACGATCCGAAGTTGGAACAGGCACGAAAGCAGTTGGAGTCTGCGCTGATCGGTGTCGATGCCAAGGAGTTACGCAAGCACGATGCGGTACGTCACGACGTTAAGACTCGTGTCGATGAAATCCTGAGTATGTTTTAACGGCTAGATGTAAACACTGTTTATAAATAGGAGAACAGAGATGCTTACTGGACGAATTGAAGATAACGACCGCATGGCTCGGCTAAACTTGTTTATGCGTGATTTGAAGCGCACACATGTGAGCCGGTATCCATTGCGTGTGGAGTCAGACGGGACTACCTGTGTGGAAATCTACGATGATCGGTTCACACACAAGCCGGTGCTGTCGCTGAGTGCAGTAGACGGTGACACGTACAAAATCTGGAGTCCGTTGATCGTCAACGAGAAGTTCAGTCACAACAATTCTGATTACCACACTCGCAAGTCATCTGATGGGGCGAAGATCAGACGGTGGCTGAAGGAGTATGCCGTACCACATTCGACACGGTTTATTTCGCGTACGTCATACGATCTTATGACTAGCAACGTATACACGTGGAGAAACCAATACTACGGAGATATACGCGAGGCACAGCGAAGTGTGTGCGGCGACGATGTGTTGGAGGACATTCTCAACTACATCAAGACGGGTGTGCCGTATCAGAGTTCCAAGTTCAACAAGTTCAAGGACTCAGAGTTTATTGCCAAGGCCGAACAGCATGTGGAGCGGAGCAAGGCAACTAACCCGACGCTGCACGTACTGGTGAATCCCGATGAGATGGTGTCTGTAAATAAAATGCTCAATACGTGGGATGAACCTGAAAACATCTGTACACAACTGTACGACACGCTTGATGACAACTACCGTTCAAAAATTGCACTACTCAAAATGGTCGCACCAAAGACGGTGCTTGGTGAGGTGGGTGTAAGGATTGACACTTGCAACTTTTGGATATACAAATAGTTGACCTGCAAATAACGGTGGGTTAGAGTGCAAAGATGATAAAATGTAGTAGATGGCTTTTAAGTGTGAGCCTTAAAACTAATGGCGACGAGTACCGTTACTACACCCTGCTTGATCAGCGCAAACAGCAATCAACACGATTCGACAGTTATAAACACTGTTTACATATCGACGTTGCAGAGAAACTGGCGTTGGTGAGGATCAGGCGGGGTGACTACGACAACACAAACGTAATGGGTACGTGGATCGGTGATCGACACTTGATCGTGGCCTTGAATAAAGACGAGTACCAATACCTACTGGAGTTGACGTATGGCAGCGACACCGGAAAGCAAAGTAAAAGATCGCGTAAAAAAGATACTGGCTAAATACCAGAAAACATATCACCTACTACCAATGACGGGTGGGTATGGATCATCCGGAGCGCCAGACATCATCGCGTTAATTGACGGTAAGTTTATAGGTATTGAGTGCAAGGCTAACGGCAACAAACCCACGGCGTTGCAGATGAAACATCTGGAAAAGATTGTTGGGGCAGAGGGGTATGGGTTTGTGGTCGATGACAAGTCAATCGGTGTGTTCATCTTGGCGTTGGATAACGTAGTAAATAACCGAGCAAAACCTGCCGTGATGGATTTAACACGTGAAGAAGGAGCGAACTAAAACACGTTATGGCGTGGCGCGTCGGATACTGCGGCTGACAAGATCACAGTTTGCAATCACGGCAACCGATCTGGTCGAGACGTACGGATTCACATATCGCCATGCGTTGCGGTACATAAAGTGGATGCAGGAAGAGGGGCTGATTTACCTGCGGTATCGCAAGAACAGATATAACTACTATTCAGTTGTGAGGAGAAAGCATGAAGTTGGAAAAATTAAATGACGCGCTTGCCGTAGCCCATGAGTTCGGGCTGGACGGCGTGGACATAGCCATTCTTGGTGCGATTGCCGAGAAGCGGCGTGGCGAGGGGGGTGCAACTATCATGCAATTCTCTTCTGGCATTCCTGTCGCGTCTTTTGCGACTGTCCATGCGCGTGTCAAACGCATGGTGG